ATTTAGTTTTTTATTATAAAAAATTTTTGCACCTCTAAGAGAAGCCTTTTGTTGGGCGGTTTTTGGTTTTGTATTAGAAGATACTCGTGCTAATTCTTTTTCAAAATTAGGAACACTATATCCAAACTGTCCCTTTTTAGGCCTTAATTTTTTTGGAGGTATCTCAAGCACCATAATATATATATTAAAAAGAAAAAGAATTGTATTGTTTTTTATGGAGATGGTTTACATGAAATCTCTCCAGCTTATTTAATTTAAAGTAATCTGCCATAGTTTCATCGTTGATTTTTAAAGGTAGTTCAGGTAAATTACATATGTTTGGAATAAGTTCAAAAATATACTTTTCTAAATATTTCATTCTATATCGGGTTGCTTCAAATAAATAACGCGCTAGTTTTGTGTTTAGAAACTCAAAAAGTATTTTAAATTCTTCTCGGGTTTTATTGAAGATAACAAATTTATCGCGATTAGATATACCATAATTACCGGAAGGGTCATAAAAAGGGAAGCCGTACATACCATGTGCCATAACAATTTTAGGTATTGCAAAATAAGAGCAGGGTATATCGCTATATTTAATAACTAATTTTGGATCTAGGCCATTTAAATGACAAGTGTGTATGTTAGGGTTCATAAATTCTTCACTTTTTATATCACTGATTTTGCATTTCTTAGAGATATCGTTTGTTTTATTTACTTTTAAATGTCCATAAATCACTACATATTTCTTTAGTTTGTTAATAACGGTCGCCCCATAAATCGGTATTGGATAATTTGGTAAAAAATTATAATTTACAATATTTTGTTTTTCCTCATCGTAAATAGGAATAATACCATCTGTAGGTTTTTTTTGCAATAAAAAATAAGAACATGGAGTCTGAGCTTGTTTTTTGAATACTTTATTAGCCTTGTTTCCAGATAAAGTTTTCAATATATGAATTTTATACTGGGTTATGGTTTGATACATAGATGCTTTATCCGGTTTCATCCACATACACGGTATTATAGTTAATAAATAGCCATTTTCATTTAGTATTCTTAAAGATTTTTTTATAATATCAACCCATATAGTATGACCATCATTTGTTTTTTTTTTAACTTTGTTTGTAGGAACTTTTTTAATTGAATTACTATTAAACGGAGGATTTCCTATTATAATATCTATTTTTGGTAAATTAAAATACTGTAAAAAATCTTGTATATAAAGATTTACTTTGCTACCAAAATGGTAAATCATCTCTGTTTCATAAATGTCGTTTATTTCAACCATATAAATCATGTTTTCAATAATATGAGCTTTTCTCTCTTGTGGATTTATTATAACATCCTCGAGAGATTTAAATAATATATTATATAAATACATTGAAAATACTCCGTTTCCACTTCCTACATCTAACCATTTCAAATCTTTATTTTTAAAAATATATTTTGGAATCATTTCAAACATTTTTTCTACAAAAAAAAGAGGTGTTTCAACTTCTCCATATAGTTCTTTATAAATGGAACTCATAGTATATTTTTTTAATATTTAATTTAAAATTAACGTTAATTTAAATTAAACTTCAATAGTTTCTTCTACGTATAAGCATCCTCCAGGATACATGTGCGACAACTGATTTGCTTCTCCATTTTCACAGCCGCTACATTTATTTATAGGGGGTTCTTTTGATTTTTCAGATGGAGTAGTTTCTATAAAATTTGTGTAATGATATTTTGAATGAATATAACATTGATACATCGGGTGAGTTAGAGGTTCAGGCTCCATCTATTATAATTATATATTTTATATTTCATTTAAATTTTATTTCAATTTTAATTTTTGTGTTTTTATTTTTTGACCGCCTTTTTTTTCACATATATTCTTTGTTTTACCTAGACCATATTTTTTATCCATATACTTCATATCACTTGTAATAATATTACATTCTTTTACTTTATTGTTTTTTCTATAGATTCTTAGTATATTAAAACGACCTTTTTTTGCTATAGCCGCCTTCTTTTTTGTTTTACCAGTTTTTCTTGCTTCTGCATTTACACCCTCTAGAATAGCTAACTTTCTTTTTCTAAAAGGATCTTTTAACCTATAATGATGTTTTTTATTTTTTTTACTTATTTTTCTTAGCTGTGGTAATTGCTTACTTTTTTTACCTGCCATTTATATATTATTTATAAAAAAAAATTGAAATGATTTGTCCTTCATTTTTCATTTACACAACAAACCAAAATGAGTGAACATCATGATAATCTTACATTATATGAAACTCTCCATAATACAGTACCTTGGGAAGAATGTCCTAATAAGGAATTCCTTGAACAATCATGGAAAAGTATCGCAGGACAACTCTCTTCTTTCCAAAGAGAAGATGAAATCGTCCGTCTTAAAAAAATTATATGGCAATTAGAAGAGCGTCTGGCGCGGGAGGCGCGGGATAAGAAAGCCATGGAGGACCGCATCGAACAGCGTGCACCATCTGTGAGCTGTTTCATCCTAAAAAAATGAGTATATAAAACAAAAATCTTAATAAATATTAACTATTTTTAAATTTTTTTATTATAGATATCGTGGATCACGTCTATCTTTGTAAGCACCCTGATGATTAATATTAAACATTTCCTGCGTAAAATATTCATGTATTTTACTACGTAAATATTGATGTGCTACTGTTTTTTCTTGTGGTTGTATTTCTTGAATCTTATACAGTTCTTTACCATCAGTTTGATAAGATACAGAGTTTAGATCATAGTCAGGAATTTCACCCTGTTCAGGATATTTTGCATTTAGTTCTATCAACATATAATTGCTTTTTGCCCACATAACATCAAATGTGTAAGGAGTTTGCTTTAGAAGGGATGGAGTTAAACGGGTTACGTTTCGCAAGATGTACATTGTGTTTAATTTTTTTTTTTATGATTTTAAGTTTCAATTTTAATACCATAAATATAAATATAACATTTTTGAAATATTATTATAAATATACATTTTTATAAAAGTATAATCAATAGAATTTTTATAAATATTTTTAATTATATAAGCTTTTAATAAAATATGAATAAGTAAAAATACTTTTTTAGAATATTTTTTTTTCAAATAGTCGTTAAATAAAATAATTAGAGGACTAAAGTTATATTCATGTAAAATATGTAATATCATAGAATCTATTTTAACATTTGATGCAGTTGTCATAATTATAACTATTAAAATAAATTAAAATTAATTTTAAAAAAATTGAATCTTTTTAAACAACAATATTGAAAAACAATTATGAATAGACCTGTATCTCCTACATGTATTATGAAGTTTGCGGATGAAGCTCAACAAGAAATCGAAAATACTATTCCCGTAACAAATATTAGAGAAATTGTGGGAATTGGCTTTGATTATATTCAGCAAAAACTAAATAAAACACATATTAACACGGGAGAAGTACTTTTAGAACTTTTCAACTTTAATGTACACGATCCAGCAACGGACAATGACTTTCTAGTTCCGGTCTTTTGTCTTGCGATTGTTCTTTTGCGAAATTTCCAGGAGACCTTAGAAAATCTCCAGCCAGGCGTTTATGACTCTCTTGTTTCTTATGCAGTAAATCAATTTGAAACAAAATCTCAAGAAATTTCGTAAATGTCTAATAGATTTTAGTACATAAATATTATAATATGTGTATATAGTATTTATGCTTAGTTTATTTATTTATGATGGCGATACTCCACTAGGATGGAAAGATAAGATACAAGAAAATAACGCATCTTCTTTATTTTATCGTATTTCTCCGTTATTTTATTCTGTTTCCGGAATAATCGTTTTGTTATTGAATAAAACTTTGAAAGCTCACGATAAATTTTTTTGGTGGAATATTTTCGGTATTATGTTAATACTGCAAGGAATTTGTAGCTATATGTCTGATGTAGAATATTGGGGAAAAAATTCATATTGGGAGCCAATAGACCGTTTTATAGCTATTACTTTGACTCTTATAGGTGGTCCAGTGGTTATATTTCGCACACTTTTTGGATATGCTAATTATCCTTTTTTCTTTACATTATTATGGAGCTTAAGTGTATCATTTTCACTTTATTGCAAATATATGTCAAATCTATCATTAAAAGCATTAAATTCCAGTGATTATTTGTTCTGGCATTCTCTTTGGCACTGCTTACCTTTATATGCAACCTTTATTATTTTATTACTTCATTTTTCCGACAGCTGCAGGATTTGAACCTACGCGGGCAAAGCCCAGTGGATTTCAAGTCCACCTCCTTAACCACTCGGACAAACTGTCTAAATAAGTAAAGCTTTCACGCGGGATCGAACCACGGACCTTGCGCTTACTAGGCGCATGCTCTACCACTGAGCCATGAAAGCAGTTCTCCCACGCCGAGACTCGAACTCGGGTCAATCGGGTGAAAGCCGACTATCCTAACCACCTAGACTACGTGGGAAATAAATAAAAAAAAGAAAAATCTGAACATGATGTTCGATATGTTTCTAATGCTTATAATTCGGCTAAGCATGGAGCCTAAGTCCTACGCGGGATTCGAACCCGCAACCTTTCGATTAGAAGTCGAACGCGCTATCCATTGCGCCAGCAGGACATAAAATGGTTATTCTATATGTCAGGTACAAAAAGGGTCTCACTCTATCTCTCTCTATGGTCCACCCCACTCCGACTGCAAGGTTTGCTTGCTGTTTCGTGCAATGACTCGCTTGCGCCGCACCCTCTCTTTGTGCATATTTTGTAAGGCCCACTTCGCTCCACTCTTGAAGCGATAAATTGCACGAACCGAGTTGGCCTCTGCTTCTTGGGATTCGACGGCGCTCATTTGATTGTTCCAGCGAGCCACTGGTATGAGAAAACTCTGATACTTACGCCCAACATGACAGTTCTCGTAGTCGTCTATATGACGACGATGTCCGTGTTGATGTTTTACCTTAACAAGTTCGGCTTTATCGAATGTGATTTTTGCAGACATATTGTTGTGATTGAATCACGTAAAATGAGTCGGTACTTCATACCCTTAAAGATAGAACAGTTTCAATTTTTTTTTTTACACAGTCATTTCTGACTTAGTAAAAAAACCGATTTCATATACATATGTATATATGTTTTAACTTTTAATATCTTTATTTTTAATATATTATATTGGTATTTCACTTTTTTTTGTTAAGTCAGAAATGACTGGGTAAAAAAAAAATTGAAAAAGAACAATCGTTCAAATGATTAAGCAGCTACACATTTTACGTGATTCAATCACAACATGTCCAGTTCTAAGATTCAAAAGACTCTTGCCGCAGAAGCCCTTCAGGCTACTATGCTGGAACGCCGTTCTAAGCACGCCGCCTGGCTTCAGCGAGAGGCGCGTCGCAAGAACGGCGGAGTTGCTCATGCAGTGAGGCTTGAGATTCTTTCAGAAAAGAAGCATGCGGTCAAGTCAGCCGAAGAGAATGGCGAGTGGGTCTCTATGACATCCGATGGAAAGATGCCTGGCACCATCATGAGTCGCGGAAAGCGTCGGGGCAAGAAGACAGATGCGAAGAGTTCTGGAAAGAGCTCTTGTCAAGCGAGCAGGTTTGCGTCGCTGGATATGGAAAGCGAACACGAAAGCGAAGACGAAAATAACGTCATTATAACACCGATTAAGAACGAAATTTTGCAAACCGTTCACTCTAACACATGGGCAGCGATTGCGATGAACCAACTCCCGACGAATCAGGTCGAACAGAAGTGGACTAAGTTTGAAAAGTCCACTGACGCGCCATCGTCAACCACTGTAAGTGATTTCGTCGCTATCGCCTCGACGAATATGCAGACCAACAACGATGCGTGGGAGGATTCGGATGATGAGACAGAGCCAGTCAAGTACACCACACCAGTTAAGAAGAGCTGGGCCGATATGATGGACGAGAGCGACGAAGAAGACGACTAGAGAGAGGGTAATGGGGTAGGGGTATTTCTAGAACAAAACAACCTTTTTTTACGACACCGTAAGAAGTATTTCTTCTTTTTCGTCATCGACGAATTCGTATTCTTCTTCTTCGTCGGTGTTGTAGTAAATAGAATTTTTATATAAATATGATTGTAATTGTGAAGAAAATCCATATGTTTTTAAGTCCATACCGAGTTCCTTAAATTTTTTTTTATATTTCTTAATAAACGGTTTTCTTTCTAAAAATTTACCATTTATATCTATTATATCATTTAAAAATACATCATTGCTATAATCATTAGACTTATACTTAAAGCTTAGGTTTTTCAAAAGACCTTGGGGGACAAAATCATTTTTTTTGAATATCAATCTATCATATATATCATTTGAACGGGAGAGCCTCAAATAATATTCGTAATCAAGAAATCTCAAGCCATCACAAAATCCCGACAAAATTTTACAAAAAGAATCGGTGTTTTTTCCAAAATCCATACCTGCTCCCCATTTTTCTAGATAAAACTGTTGCTTTATGCGATAACTCTCTAGCCAGTATGTTATGTAAATAAGCTTAAGCGTGTTTTTGCAAGTTCCAACATCGGAACATGCCTGCCACTTGCATTTTATTATTTTTTTGTATAGTTTCACTGCTAGCATGAACTCTTGGATACAAATGGAATAATTGCCACGATACTTAAGGGATTCGTGATATGTGTATTCAGTAGTATCGGTGTCTAAATCATAAATAAATTTTTGTTTGTTACCACTTCTGTATATTGCTAAATGCTGAGTAAAACTATTCATATTGCGTTTTAATAAATTTAAATACAATAAATTTAAATCAATTTTTAATGAATTTAAAAATATATAAATAAGATAGTAGAGAAATTATGATGAATTTTTCAAGATTACCCTTTTTTTTAGTTTTGTATTTTTCGCCTATGGTGGGCGGTTTAACGCCAAGTAGGTTGCCCAACGGAAAATTAAGGACGTTTATATCTTCCATTCCTCCTTCAAAAGATTTATATAAAATAAATTATTCACAAGCGTCTTTAATAAGTAAGAATTGGCTACAAAATATAGTAGTAGCTAGCGTTCAAAGAGAAAAAAATAAACTAGAAAAAAGGGTAAAAGATAAATCAAAAGATAAAACAATTTCTTCTGGTCTTTTTGAAATGGAAGATGCTCACATAGTTACAAGTATAAACCAACTGGAAGGATACATCCAACAACATCGAGCGCCAGAAGATATATATATGTGTTGGAAACCTAAATCGAATGAAGGTATTCAAAGTGTTTTATTTATAATAGTGGCCGAAGTAGATAAAGAAAATAAAAAATTTTCTATAAAACAACTAGTACCTTCGCCTTTTTGGAGCCCAGAACAAATACAAAGTAACGAATTGAAAAAGGCTTTAATACATATGAATGATATTAATAATTGTACAGAAATAGATATGAATTATTTATATCAGCATGATTTAAGATATAGACTGGCTTGGGCAACATGGAGACTTGATTTAGATTATAGAAATAATACATTTGATTGTTTAAAATCACCACAAGAAAACATTACATCTATTATAGATATTGAAATAGATGATATAGATAATTTATCACCATCCGATACCGAATAAAAATTGAATTTACATTAAATACTTTAAATTATTTTAATAAATTATGAACGTACGCTTTATAGTACTTATTTCTTTGTTGTTCGCCAGTTGTGATGGATTTTTACAAAATATAAAAATAACTACTACACCCTGTAGATACTGTAGATACTGTAGAAAAATAAGATTGAAATATTGTTTTCTACTAAAAAAAAATGATATTCAACTAGAGCCATACACAAAAGAAACTGTATTAGAAAACATGATTACAATAGTTAAAGATGATGTATCGAATGATTTCTTATATTTTATGAAATTTTATAATCTGTTAAGCGATGAACAAAGTAGTTATTTATACATAATACTTTATGAAATGTTATCATTTATGATTAGAAATGAAAAAAAAATATCCCAGTTGCATATATCTTTTCTAAACATATTTGCATATATATTAATAAAAAATATTATTATTAATCATTACATTCATCATTTATATTAAATTTCTCCTTTATATAGTTTGTAAGATTTCTATAAACATTTCGTCCCACTCTGGTTCAGGGGTTAAAACAACCTTTTTTTCTTCCCTTCCTTTTGCATACCGTAGAGGATATATTCTATGCCAGTTTTCCTGGCTTGACATTCTAACGTCTCTTTGGTCACAGTATACGGCACATATGCCCGAACCTCTAATAGAATAAGCGTTTCCCCATATCATAGACCAATCTTCAATATCTTGACAGTAGTTTATCCATTCACTACTTACTTCATCCCAAGCTAGTTTTGTTTGTTTTTTTTCATGTTTATCAAATAATTCTGCCTTAAATATATCTTCCCATGCATACATGCGAATATTTTCTAACAGTTCTATTGGCAGTTTTTTAATTTCTTTTTGAAGTGCTAACCACTTTGTAGTCATGTTATTGTAAATGTATATAAAAAAGTAAATCAATTTTTAAAATAAAAAATGATTCTAAACATGATTCTAAATAAGTTTGCGCGCGCAGTCTCTCTATATCTCTCTAATCGCAATGTTGAACGGCCTCCATCACCGCCGCTGGGGGAACACTGGTAAACGGAGGAAACGATCCTGGCTCGCAACCGTAATGTTCATATGTTATCCAGGTACTCTCGACGATTTTCTTGATATTTTCCCAACTTTTGAAGAACCTTCGCAGTATACATATGAATTGCATCTTTTCGTCAATGTTGTTATCTACATCTTCTGCGGTCGGCAAGGTGGTGCTCGGGAACTCTCGGTGAAACTCCCTCTCAGAACGGTATTGGTTCATAATAACATACCATTCCGCCGCAATCACTTCCATTTGGATACGGTTGATCTTTTTACGGAGTCCCTCTAGTTTTTTATCTTGATTTTTGATAGATTCTTCTCTCTCCAAAATCCTTGCGCCCATGTTTTGAATTCGTTCAACCTGTTGTTCAATCGTAAGGTTCTCCTCAGCAGCAGAACGACCGCGAAACAGGTCGGGAATCCGTTGACCGTTGCGCCGAACGATTTTCTGGTCCACAACACACTTGAGGAAGTACCGGTTGCCGTTCGGCGATACATCTGCAAAGTAGACACGTACTTCACCGGTACTCTCCAGTTGCTCGTTGAACTGTCGTACTTTGACTTCTGCACGGTGTCCGCTGTAGTCTCGCTTAGAGAACTCTATAGCGATTTTCCAGTACGATTCACCTGTGCGTCGGTCATTTCTCGGAAACATGTGTATATTTTTAATACCCCCGTTGCCGAGGACACAGCCAAACGCGTCCATCACCATCTGATGCGTAGTGCTGCTATGCGTCCGGTGTACAATCACGTCCTTTAATAGTAATTCAGCCATCGTGTAGCAGTTTTCAGGGTTGATGTCTTTTCCTCATAACATCAGAAAGTTTCAATTTTTTTTTTAAGCCAGTCATTTCTGCATTAGTTTTAAATTTTAAAAATTTTTGTTTGAATGTTTCATAATCGTCTCTTGAGTACCATAATTCATTTAAAGTATTTTCTGAAATTGTGTATCTATTAGGAATAGTTCTAAATCTTATTTCCGGTTTAAATTTAACTTTTGAATCATTTTTTGGTTCAATGTTTGATAGTTCAAACTCTCTTCTTAATAATTCTGTAGTTACAGAATAACTAATTACAAAAGAAGATGAAAACGACATTAAACCTATATATAAAAATGGTATCATTACTATAATACATAATTAATATTTAAATTTTATCATAATGACATTATGCATGTAAATAGCGTATAATTTTTCATAGTTATATAATAGTATTTATAAATATGAAATATTTAGGTGGAAAACAGCGTTTAGGAAAACATTTATCTCCCTTTTTGCATAATGTATGGAATCATTACGTTTCTAATACCGATAAAAATATGATAAAACCAAATGGATATATAGAACCTTTTTGTGGATCTCTCGGGGTATTTAAACATATGACAGATCTTGAAGATATGGGGGCGGATTCTATTGTAGCAAATGACTATCATCCCGACCTCATAGAAATGTGGAAGCAGGTACAAAACGAAAGCTTTGAATTTCCTAGCTCGATTAGTGAAGAAGAATTTTTAGAAGCTAAAAAAATACCTTCACCAAACGCATATAAAGCCTTTGTTGGATTTGGAATGAGCTTTGGTGGTAGATTTTTTGGAGCATACTCACAGAAATATTTGGGTGAAAAAAAAGAAGATTTTTGCAAAGAGATGGTAAACAGTTTAAAACGAACTCAGCCTCTTATTAAAAGAAAAGTAGTATCTTTTACTAATAAAAAATATCAAACATTACAACCAAAAAATAAATATATATACTGCGACCCTCCTTATAAACAAGCAAAATATCCTATTAAATATAGAAGAGATGTTAAATATTATGATGTCTTTGATACCGAGGAGTTTTGGGAAATAATGAGAAAATGGTCTAAAAATAATATTGTATTAATTTCAGAAATGGATGCACCCGAGGATTTTGTAGAAGTCTGGAATATGGAACGATATCGAAGTGCTGCTCAAAGTAATAAAACACGATATAGTGAAAAAAGTGAAAAACCAAGTGAAACAAGAAAAATAGAAAAGGTTTTTATGCATTGTTCTAGAATTGATGAAATCAAAAAGCTTCTTCTATAGTCTCTTACCTTGTGGCAAAATCAACCCATGGAATTTTGTTAAGGTTTATTTTATGGAAACTTGATATTTTTACGATAAAGAAGAGCCAATTTTCGCGCCGTCGTTTGTTGGTTATAATAGTTAATTTCAAGATCTGGGTCTGCTCTGGCTCTCAAAAGGTCATCTATTTCTTTCTGTACGTTTTTCGAACTTGCGTTGACAATCATAATAAGTGGAGTAATTTCAGACAATTCTTTATTCGTATCCTTATCTACCACTTTGCCAATTGCATTGATGTTCTGTGAATCTATTATTATTTTGGTGTTATTGTTATGATTGTTATGTTTCTTGTTCATGTTGAACGTTTTTTGATAATACCTATTCACTATAATGTTTGTTTCAATTTTTTAAAAACTTAAATAAATAAAAAAATGATTTTTATTTATTTTTTATTTAATTTTTAATTGTATTTTAAACAAATAAGAGGATGTGTGTGTTGAGATTGCTGTTGCCAACGCCGCGAAACAGATTGGCGACCATGAGGTTCTTTCTGGCTTTGATGCGTATTTGCGCTCTTTTTTTGAGCATCATAAGGCTAACGATCCACTTAAATATAGTGCGGTATTTCAGGAAAATGATGTCAACATGGAAACCATTTCTTACATATTCTGGATTGCCATGGCGAGGCCAATAAACTTTGATAAAGTCGCCGCGAGTGTGTACCCTCCACTTCATTAGTGGCCTCTCCCTCCCAAACCCCCCTTCAGAGGCATAGTGGTAGTGGTCCCACGAGTTTCTAGTCAATTGAATGAGATTGTAGCGTTTGTGAAACTCAAAGTTAGAGCTTTTGAAATCGCCAATTGGCTTGATGATAAAAGGACGGTATCCTGCTGCACTCATGCTAAGTAAGAATCTAGTTCTTAGGTTGGAGGTGATGTCTTTTCATGACGAAAAGAGAAAAGTTTCAATTTTTTTTTTTACACAGTGATTTCTTAGTTAGCAAAAAAAAAAAGATTCTATATTTTTGCTAATACCCACCCCCGTTCTCTTTTTTCTTTGACTAATAACGCCGTTTCACTTTTGTTTATTTTACTAGTTTGCTTTTGTTTCCTCGTATATTTTTTTCATCCCCTCTATCATCCAGCGGTCGTTGAACTCGCTGTTGGAGTCGAAATCGCGCTCTTGAGTAGTGGTGTCGCAAATTTCCCAGTCGTCGCGTTCGTTAAACAGCATCTCCAGGAATACTTCGAGCTTGGTACCAGGGCAAGGCACGTACTTGTCCTGACGCAGCACCGAGGTGTCTGGATCATAATCTGCGAATGCCGCGCGAATCTCGTTTATGTCGACAAACTCGTAACTGACACCCGATTTGGCGAGTTTTGAAGGCCAAAACCCATTCTCGTCGGACCACTGCTGGAAGACGCGCATGACACGCTCGAAGCCGTTATCGCGTTTCGCCGCGCCGTAAGTCATGAGCTGAGACCACTTCTGGGCCGTTCCGTCAAGTTTTTCTTGATGTGCGATGATACGGAGAAACAGTTCAGATTTATTTCCAGAAATAGGAAGCTCGTACCCGCGGCACACCTCCTTCAGGGCAGGAACCTTCAACTGTTCAAGAACTTCGCGCGAAAGCATAGTTGCTAGGTAAGAATCTAGTTCTTAGGTTGGGGGTGATGTCTTTCATAACGAGAACAGAAAAGTTTCAATTTTTTTTTTACACAGTCATTTCTAACTTAAAAAAAAAAAAATTGAAAATTTTTTCTTACCTTTTATTAATAATAGAGTAATAAACATGGAATCTTTGAAGGAACCTCCTCCTATCACTTTGTGTTGTAATTCATGGAGTTGTTTGAACCACACGGAGTTGGAGAGACATGGAGACAAAGTACGCGGCATGTCTGCAGACAAACGAGACATTTACCTGGATACAAATCAAAAAAACATCAAGGCGTGCTTCGGGATTTCGACACGTGATTATGAAAAATGGAAGCTTTCTCTTACATACGTGGGAGAAGTCCGTCTTTCTGTCGAGCACAATATATTTGGGGATACGCGACACGAGGACGGCTCTTACTATGATTCGGGTTTGATGCCACCACCACCACCACCACCAACGGGTCCTCTTCTTCGAGAGGACCAACAACAATACTGGCCGCTGAGTGCGATTTACTCTCCAGAAACAATCGCTGGGTGGGTTGCGTCTGGCTATATAAATGAATTACTAAAAATTTATCAATAACTTTAACACACTACTATGATTCGTCCTAAGAAAAAATAAAATAGTAAATATTAATTTTTTTATGTAAATAAAAAAGATTCTAAATAAGTTCTAACAAAATCGCGCGCGCAGGGTCTCTGGCTTTCTAAAGGGTTGCGTCGGTGCCGATGAGGTTTGCGAGTTCACTGTAGCAGGTTTCCAACTGCGTGAGATTCGCTCGAGTTGTTAGAATGATTTTCTTCATTATTTGAAGCTTTTCCTCAACTGCTCTGAAATCACATTCCACAGAATCATCGTCGTCTATTGGCGATGTCTCGGCGGCGACGCGGTGGGGTGAATTCGGCGGGGTGTTCGTCTCTGTTTCATTACCGCTACTGTGAGTGCTGCTCTCTAAGACCTTGTCCACAACTGCAGCGGCGACCGGGTCGAAGGGGAGGCACTGGTCCTCCTCCTCCTCTGGCTCCTCTGGCTCCGCTGACTTCACTTGCTCCTCTGGCTCCGCGGAGTTCACTGGCTCCGCTGGCTCCGCGGAGTTCACTGGCTCCTCCAACTGCAACTCCTTGTCCTCAGCAGTTTCTTTATTTTTCTCGTGAATGTCTCTGATTTCGCCGAGCTGGATTTGAAGCGATGACGGAAGATTTATTTCAGTGGCAGTTTTTTTCTTTTCTTCCTTGGCGGCTTTCTTCGCGGCGCGTTCCTCCGCCTTCTGCTTCTTCTCTAGCTCGGCGGCGGCTTTCTTCGCGGCGCGTTTTTCCGCCTTCTGCTTCTTCTCTAGCTCGGCTGCTGCTTTCTTCGCTGCGCGTTCCTCCGCCTTCTGCTTCTTCTCTAGCTCGGCGGCGGCTTTCTTCGCGGCGGTGGCAGCCTTCTTCGCGGCGCGTTCTTCTTTAGTCAACTTAACTTTTTCTGGTTTTTTTTCTACATTCATCACTGGCATTTGAACGGTCGCAGTAGTCATTATGATAGAGTTGTTGGGTTTTGCGAGATGTACTTAGAGTACTATTTTAGGGTGATGCTTGTGAAAAAGCAGAAAGCACGCTTTTCAATTTTTTTTTTTACACAGTCATTTCTGACTTAACCGTGAAAGTCGATTTCTCGAAAAATTTTTTCCGTAAAATTGAAATAAATTTCACAGGAAAAGTATTTTTAAGCAACAGATTTTAAAAATGGGTGATCAATCCAAATACTTTAACGCTCTCTATGATTGCTTTGTGCAACACTCTCCTGCTAGTGAAAAACGGCATCAAAAAGAAGGAATACGTTGGATGTTTGAAAAAGAGATGTCCGTTGACAATGAAGGTTTAACGGTTGATTCAGAGAAAATAAGCATCCCTCGCGGGGGTCTTCTTGCGGATGAGATGGGACTTGGGAAAACCATTCAGTTCATTGGTCTGTTGTGTTTTAATCCGCAAGATACTCTTATTGTGGTCCCCTTGGCTCTTTTAAGTCAGTGGGAACACGAACTGATGCGGATTTCTGGACATCGGCCAATTGTATATCATGGTACAAAAAAAAAAAGCATTTCTTACATAGACCTTTCTCGTGGGGAAAAAAAGATTGTCATTACTACGTACGGTGAGATTGCTTGCAAAAAAAGAGACGGTGAAGATTTTTATCCTTCTATTTTACATCTAATGAAATGGGGTCGCATAATATTTGACGAAGCACACCATTTAAGAAACGAAAATACAAATACGCACAAGGGGGCAGTGAATCTCTCCGCAAACCATAAGTGGATGGCATCAGGGACGCCTATTCAGAACAGCCCCAAGGATTTCAGTAATTTATTTAAGGTAATTGGATTCACACATCCATACTGGAAGGATGTTATGAAAGTACCTGAGAAGTTGGATACGATGAAAAAATATGGCTACCTGAAACGCACGAAAGATCATGTTGATCTTGGATTAAAACCAGTGGTTGAGGAAAATATTCTAGTACCCTGGGAAAACAAGGATGAGTATTATCTTGCGCAGAATGTTCACAGCGTTTTCAACTTTGGCGCTTTGCGTACAAAAGGAGCAATGGATACAGCTATTGCGCATCTTGCAGAGGAGAAAGGACTTTTACCGCTTTTGATTCGCGCGCGACAGTCTTGCATTATGACTGATATGATGAAATCTTGTCTGGAAGATTTACTAGAGCAGGAAGATTCTACTAGCGAAATATCTTTACAAAATATTATAGGCGTTTCCAGTAAGTTAGACGCGGTGGAAAAGCATATCTTGTCGCGCCGTGATACTGGTTTAAAAATAGTGTTTTGTCATTTCAGGAGAGAGATCGACGTTTTAAAGGAAAAGCTTGAAGTGAAAGGCATGTCCGTTGAAAAAATAGATGGAAGAACATCAAAGCAAGAGAGAAATGACATACTTACTATGAGTTGCGACGTGTTGATTCTTCAGATACAAACGGGTTGTGAGGGATTGAATCTTCAGCAATACAGTGAGGTATATTTTATTAGTCCTCACTGGAATCCGGCGATTGAAGATCAGGCTGTTGCGCGCTGCCACAGGATTGGACAAAGTGAGCAAATTCGTGTCTTTAGATTTGAAATGGAATCGTTCCAAGAAAAAGGCGAAGAGTTTGACGAAAATATCGCCCAGACCCTTGACTTCTATTGCAACAAAATTCAACTACAAAAAAGAGAGTTTTACAAATATTCTTAAAAAATATCTTATGGTTTATCAATTATTTTTTTTTTATTGTTTGTTTAATGTATCTAAATATATGATAATGTAATTATTATATTGATGAGTCATCAAGAAATAAAAGGATATAATAAAATATTAAAACGATTAAACATTTCACATATAGAACTAGAACGTGATCCAAACAACCATTTTCACCAGCAGCTTTTTAATGAGATGAATAATGAAAATATGTTTTTTTTAATTATAAAAAACATGTCCTTAGGAATTATAATGAATAGAAATACGGCGTTTAGATTTGACTACATTAAAAATATAGTGAACGAGTATTGTTCATATAAAACAATATTTAAATACAAGATAAAAATTATTGAATTAGATGAAAAGTGGGATACGTTTAATTGGAATTATGAAAAACTAAGAAAATTTCATTTTATGAATTCTGATATGTCAAGGTTCAGTAAAACACTAGATTTTTATAAAAAAAATCAACGCTCACCTATGTATAGTAGTATAGATGTTTGTTTTTTAGAGGCTTTATCCTGGACTATGCCAGGCATAGAAAATATTTCTAATCCAGTACAAACAATTATTAATGATGATGAGGGTTATTTTAATAATCAAACCTTTCTAGAACCTATGCCTTATATGATAGATTAATAATACTTAAAATTATATAATTATAATACATTAATTACATAATTATGATATTAACACCAACTCCAATAAAAATGGCACCATTTTTTATTCATTATAACAAATTAAAAAACAAAAATTTAAAACCACTTAGTACCTACCACAAAGCTTGTTTATCTTATGTTATACCTCATGGAATTACAGATTTATTTGTTTATCCTGGAGAGATTTCATTGTTCAACTATTCGTATACTTTTTTATTTTATAACATGTATCCTAATTCTATTAAATACTTATTGCTAATGTTATTTTCTGTATATCATGTAAGAAATGATATAAACGGAGGTATAATGTTAAAATCTTTGTATACGATAGGAATACATACATCATGGATAGTTTTTCCAGAATGGTCTCTTAGCTATTTATCGTGGATTCATACAACCTTACATTATTTTCGCCTGATAAAAATATTAAAAAATTATCAAAAAATTTTAATATTATTATTAACATCATTTATGTATTTATTATTAGATAATGTAAATATAAATCATTTAAATAAAGAAGAACTATGGATTCCTTTAGTTATAGCACATATAATAAATAATAATTAAGTAATCCATGTATTATTACATCTAGGAGGAGTTTGATTATCTATAATATTAGAATTTTCTCTTTTGATAAGTTTTTTGTTATGCGGTCTTGGTAATTTTCTAGCTGGTTTAACTATATGTGTATTATTAGTGTATAAATCTTCTATAAGTTTACCGTCTAGTTTACCGTCCATTTCTTCCATTTGTTTAAATAAAGAACCTACCATTGACATTAAATGACCTTCATCGCAATCTTTATCATCCTTTAATTCATTAACTATATTTACCATTTCTAGGTTAATTTCATGTTTACTTCTGGTAGATTCATTACTTAATTCTTCTTGTTTTAGTTCTTTTAATTTATCTAATTTAATTTTTTTTCTTTCTGTTTCTTCAAACCATATAGATTCACCTTCGTTATTCTTAGGTTCAACTTCTTCACGACCAAATGGGTCAAGTAAATCTGCAACAAAAGGATTCATTTTTTCAGGATCTATAATTGGTTTACAACAAACACTTTGATTACAGCAAAGACAATTATTATCATTGTCTAATTCTTTATAAGATACCATTTTTGGTTCACAACAAAATGTAAAAATCCCCCATTTTTTTTTAATTAGTTCCGCATTTTTTATCTCTTGTCTAAACATCTGGTCTATTATAGAAAACGCCGACCTTAATAGTAAATATTGTTTTATAAGAGCTCTTTTTTTATTAAATAACTTAATTAAATATTGTTTTAGTTCTATGGTTAGTTCTTTCATTTTTTTATCTTTCTGTAAAATATTTAAAAATCTTATTTCATTTTTGACATTTTTAAGATTTGTTAATGTTTTTTTCTTTAAATCGTTTATTTTTTTAATAATAGAGAAAACATTTGTATTATAAATGACCGGGTATCTATATCTTATAGCTCTTGGTATGATAAATGTATTGGCTTCTTTAATTTCTTTTACTTTTTTTTCTACTTGTGAGATTTGTTTTTTTCCTTTTCTGGGATTTTTTTTATAAAGGTCGGGAAATAATAATATGTTTCCCGAAGTAAATTCAACAACCGTTTGTATTTTATCATATTGATGAGAAGATATTTTATGAGCCTCTGAGGCTGCTTCTAATTTTAAATAGTTAACTAAAGCTAGTAAAAAGGCAATTGATGCATTAATAACAGATATAATAATATGTCCCCTTGAATATTCTCTCATAATTTCAGAGAGAACTGACGCCATCGCAGAAAGAAAAATACACGGTAGCATCAACATATATAATTTTTTTTCTACATACGCTTTTGATTCCATATAAATAATTTTTTGTCCTTTTAAGTACCCCGCAAGAATGTCTAAAGCAGATGAATCTTTTTCAGCGTTTGTTTCATAGATATCTTTTAATTTATCATCTACTGCTTTATAGCTAAGTTTTTTCTTTTTTTCATTATGACTACCATAAAATCTACGTTTAACTTTATCATTATCAAACGATAGTTTTTCTGTAGCAATCATATAAATTTCATCGCCACTTGGAGTACTTCCTTCTTTATCTGTATCACTATCTCCACTGTCCTCTCCACAACTTTCGTGATCACTATAATAAAAAAAATTTTTATTATAAGATAAGTCATATAAGTTATTAGAAATATCTGGTATTTCGTTATTGTAGTTATCAGATATATCCATTATATAATATTTTTTATAATATTATTTTATTATGTACCCGTAGAACCAAATCCTCGTTCACCCCTTGTTGTTGTACCTAGTTGATTTATATCTTTCACAAGAATTACTTTAAAAGCAGATAAATCGTTGCTACATATTTGAAGTACCCGCTGATGTTTTTCCAAAACAGGTTCCGTAATTTCATACAAATAATATGACGGGTCAATATCAAAATATGCACCTATATTTCCTCGATATCCACTATCAATAATACCTACGTTATTTGCAAGTCTTACACGAGTTTTACTAATACTAGATCTTGGATAAAGATAATATGGCATAGGATCACGATTATTAAAAGTGATAGCGTTTTGATTTGCAGTTTCAACCTTGCAAGACTCCATAGTTTTAAACATAGCAGCTTTAATTTTATAGTCTATTTTTTCGGTTTTGTTTTCAGGTGAAAATTCTGTAGGAACAAATAAATCAAATCCAGAATCAGGGAAACAATTGTCCACGTTTGAATTGTGAATTGCTATTGAATTTTTATATTTTTCTTCTAATTCTGGGTCAGGAGAATCTAGTGCGACAAAAAGGAATTGTCCTTTCCATGTAGGCACAAATAATGTATGATTATTGCCACGCTCAAATTCAATTCCTGGCGGAAGATAATAACGATTTGGATTATAAACATCCTCGAAAGTTGACATGTTATAATTAAAATAACGTCGCTATTTTTTATTTCAATTTTTTTTAAAATTGAAATAAAATTTATCAACATAATAAGTAATAAAAAATGGCTTGTTTTAATGGAGAAATACCTGTAGCTACGATAGTTGAAGATGATTCTGATGTAGAATTGCCCGTAGATTATATTATCAATGCTCCAATAGATTCATGTGTTAGCAGCGACGAATCAACGTTTGATATATCTAATAATGACGACCAGCTTATATCTAGGGCAATAGAAGAGGCTAAAGTTTCTCCTTGTAAGATGCGACATGGTTGTGTAGCATCTATAAATGGTAAGTTTATAGCAGGCGGTCATAATCATTATCGAATTTATTCTTCGGATGGTGTATTTGATAATCCTTGTAGTTGTCATGCAGAAATGGATGTTCTTCATAAATGTTTAAAAACGGTAAAGGCAGCTAAATTTAAAAAGTTGACATTTTATATAGTTAGAATTTCTTCTACAGGATTACTTGGTTGTTCTGCTCCATGTATGGATTGTATGAAAAAATTAGCTAGATTTAATATAAAAAGATTTGTTTATTCTACAGATGATGGCAACTTTGTTTCCATAAAGTCTAAAAATTATAAAACAAGCTTTGTCACAAGAAGTAGGAAAGATTATAATAATAGTATGAAATGATATTTTACCAATTCCATTCGTGTTGTGGTTTTTCGCGATTTGTATAAGGTCCTGACCCGTGCATATATACAAAGTCTGTATATGCTTTTATTTTTTCTTTACTACTCCAGTTTTTTACACAAACGGCTTGAATATTAGAATCACCCCATCTTTGATTTTTTATATTTCCGGTGTCTTCCACGGCATCAAAAAAAACCTTTATTTCAGGATTATTCCAGAAATTAATTCTTGAAACATGAAAATTATTATAAAAATTTTGAACGGGGTATAATTCTTTATTAAAATACTTTTTACAAAAAGGAACAAATGTTTTTATCGTAGGTTTATGAATATCTTTTTTTCTTCTTACGTATCCATAATCTAAATTATTTTTATGCATATCTTCAAAAATATCATATTTTATTTCTGTTTCAATAAAACTGTCGTCATCTAATCTCATCGCATAATCATATTCTTGTAAATATTTATATACGGGAAAACTGTAGAATCTACACATTTTATTAAATCCCGCGCAATTTTTCCAGGGGTCTTTCATACCACCAGTCATATCCATGGTCCAATCTGCAGATATATCTACAAATTTTATATTTTTTCCTCCTTCTGATTTTTCAATAATATATTTTTGTTGGTCTTCGTCGATGTTGCCTTCATGAAATATTACTAAAGGATAATTGTATCGTACATTAAAATTATTATGAATAAGAGTATTTCTTTTAATAACATTATCATCATATTTTTTAAGGTCTTTATGTCCCCGTATTAATCCCATAATAACACTTTTTTTATAATCAGTTGTCTCTTGCATTTATAATTATACATAATATAAGTAAATTATAAATTGATCGCATACATTCAATTATGCAGTATTATTACATCCAATAGTTTCATCACATGACCCTTTATAGTAAGTATCCAGTAATTCACTTGCCTGTGAATATCTTTTAATACACTTAGCTTTTCCACCGGATACAACATACGGAAATGGTTTTTGCCATCCTCGGCAAATACTAGCGCGATTTGAAATCGCTACACTATTGTAATCACTAGATTTCATAACTTCTTTACTTGTATCTACGTATGTACTTATGCATGAGTTGCATCTTGCGGTTCCTGATTGTTTTTCAGATTTATCTTCAGTAGTAGTAGCTAATATTCTTTTGTTTTTAATGTATTCCGATTGAGAAACATTTCCATCGGGTTCAACACGCTGTACCCAGTTGTTGCAAATGGTTTGAAATGTTCCTGGTCTAGGTAAATTTGCACAGGCTTCTAGTAGAGTAAAAGTTCCTTTCATACTATTAGGGTGCACTGTACAATAAAAATATAAAGTTGTATTTTCTGGTGTAGCACTACTTGAAAATGATAATGTAAGACTATCACCTATATTTGCTATAGATGAACCACCTATTGTTATATTGTCAGTTCCTATGGTAAAACTACTACTTGGTTCGCTATTACTACTTAAATAAAATGCATGTCCAGCATTTATTCTAATAAAATTGTAAACATTATTCAAATTAAGAGTTAGTTCTGGTGATAGTGCAGTTGTACCATTTTCATCTAAATAAAAATTATAGTAAGGTGCAACTGTACCAGTTGTTTCTACATATATATTTATTACCTGACCATCGATTAAAGAATTAACATCTATATCTTTTTTACTAAATTCTGTTCTACTTCTTATTACCGTATTTTGATTTCCTACAGACTTCTTTATCGATTTAGAGTTTGTAAAACAATACGAATTTCTGCTCATACCCGCATAATTTTTTCCTACATAACTTAAATTACGCTGTGTTCCATTTAAAGAAAATGTCCCCTTTTTTGTTTTATATGTTGCATTAGTTTTTCTTTTTAATACAGCTAAAGACATATATATTACGATTATATTATAATAAATAGTGTTTATTAAACAAAATATTGGTAATTCTCTGGGTATAGTCTGGATCAAATGATGTCTTAAAATTAGATAAATGTTTTATGTCTACAAAATAGTCTTCTATTTTTTTGATATCCATTGTAATATGTTTTCTTCTATTTTTCATTTTTTTATAACTAGAAAATATATTTAAACATAAATCTTTTGGATTTTCTGTATGTGGAGAATGACAACAATCCTTTAAAACTACACAAGATTCTGGATAAAGTTTATCTAATAATTCTTTTTGATTTTTCGGTATAATAGAATCGTTTTCTCCGTAAAAAACGGTGAAAGGAATTGTGGTGCTAACTAATTTTTTAATTATACAATTTTTCCAATATCCTCCTGTCCACGTATAACTAATTTGGTCTGCTACTATATTTGGTCCCCAGTTATTTTCATTATTATTTATAATATATTGATACATTGATAATTTATCATAATTAAATAAATGAAAAAAACTTTGTGCGCACATTAATCCTATTTTTCCAAGTAATCCTGGTAAATGCAATACTTTGTATTTAAAGACAAACGCCCAGTAGGCGCCATATTTACCAAATATTGGTAGTAGTCCAGGAGGCTGTAATATCATTAATTGTTTTATATATTGCGTAAAATGAATTGAGTAATAAGATATTAAATATGCACCCCACGAATGTCCCATTAAAATAATATCTTTTAGTTTATTTCTTTTAAAAAATTCTTTCATTAATGTAATATAGTATATAACCCCTGTATCTCCTGTTAAAGTATTTGAGTTTTCAGTAGTGCTTCTTCCAAATCCTGGTAAATCTAATGCATATATTGTATAAAACTTGTTTAAATATTTAAATATCCCACTAAAACAAGTTGCAGAAGACGCCGTACCATGAACTATAACTATTACTTGCGATTTTTTTACAATACATGGAATATGTAAATAATGAAGATTTGTTTTATAACAAGTTTCATTATTTATAAATATATCATATTCTTCGTTATTATGAGAATATCTTAAACCAGGACAGTTTGAAAGGATTAATTCGTTTTCTAACAATTCTATTTCTTTTCCAGAAGGAAAATCTTTATAAGTTAAATTGTAATAATAAAAATATAATATTCCAAAAATAACAAGAAACGGTAAAATAAATAATATTGCGGTTGAACTTAATCCAATTACACACCAAAACAATATCGAATATATTATTGTAAATAATGCTTCTTTATTGGTTATAAATGGATATATGTTTCCTAAGATTTCTTTAAACATATTAATAGTAAACTTTAATATTAATATCTTTTACAACATTATTAATTTTCTTTCTTCTGGTACAAAATTTAAAGCATGTATTAAAAACCAATATAATGATGTTGGGTATAGAATTTCTTTTATTTTTTCATCCAATACTATCATATTTCCTTTTTCTGGTAATAATAATCTTAATACTAGTAAACCTAAACTGTAATAACCTGCTTTATAACTTGTTATTATAGGTATTGCTTGTGCGGTTTTTATTTCAGGATAAAGAAATGGTAGCGATTTATCAAGTGGATACGTTATTTTTAAATTACCATCTTCTATTTCTGATACCTTTTTATCATTTAAAAATAAAAATACTTTCTCGCCGATTACTATAATATCATTTAAATCAAAGTATGTAATACATTTATTATTTTTTTCTAATGTTTTTTCTAAATAAACCGTATCGTATACTAGTTTGCATATATCTTTATATTCCATCAAATTATTTTTATATTTTAAATAATCAAAAAGTGTTTTGAACTGTGTATTTTCTACCAATAAAATCTCTCCAACATTTTTTACATAAAGCTTTTCATTCTCAATTAAAGTTAATGCTGCATGTTTTATTACTTCGTCTTTTATCTTTATTTCGTATAATTGTTCTTTTTTGCTTATTTCTGTAGTTCCTATTTTATATAAATTTTCCATATATATATATTATCCATTATCTATTTTCATATTTGTACACTAATGAATGTTTATAAGGGTTTTTAAGTAAAGTATATCCTGTATATAACAAAATAGATAAACAAATACTTGTAACAAAATAGTTATTGAATCTAAGAGTAAATAAATCATTAAAAGTTTTCATGTTATGTCCTGATATATGTTTGTATTCATAAATATTGAATATACTAAGTTCTTGTACATTTAAAGATATCGTGTATAGTGCACCTAATAATAGTAAAAATATGATTGATGTTTTTGTAATTTTTACAGGCAACGTAAAAAAAGGTACCCAGTGAGCGGTAATAAGTAAAAATAATCTAAATGATTGAACCCATTGTTGTTCCGTTGATTCAACCGGGATTGCTTTATTTTTATGAAAAAATAATGCATACATATCCCATATTATAGGTAGTAATACCGCTACGAAAGGTTCATATGGAACTAATTTAACAACATAGAAAAATACCCAGAATAATATCCACCATGAAAAAACATTATAAAATATGTAAACGTTATCCATTATATATAAAAAAATTTTTTATTTTATAGGCTTTCTAAATAATATCACTAAATGCGGGCCAGCTATCGCCGTCTTCAGAGCTATCGCCGTCTTCAGGATGGCGGCCGGTTTTGCTTGGGGGCGGTTGTTTTGCAAGGGGGCCCGTTGCCATCGGCGCCTCTAGTATAGCGGTTAAGGAGAAGTGCGCATTTTTATAAGTTTTAACCAACGCATGTGTAGCCGAGTCTCTATCACTTTTAGCCGATTCCGAAGAACCTCTGCGTGTTTCTGTTAATTGTGTTATGGGTGTAAATAGCACCTCGCTACTGCCAACCGAGAGACGACGGTCTTCCTCAGCTGCTATATGTTTGATTTGTTCATTTATCATCGCTATAAAGTCTGCACCCGGAACAGTTAATCTTTTTTTTTCCACGAGGGTTTTCATTAATCCTGTCCGAATTTCAATAAGATTTATAATGCAGTTAATTACCGCTTGAATTATGTCTTGACCTGGATAATGAATTAAACTGAAATTATTATTTATATATTGTAAATAATCATAAAGCGGTTTGTAAGGTATTTTAATATTATTTTTAGCTAATTCTTTTTGAACTGCTAAAATATTCTGGTGCTTTTTATAATTATGCGCGTAAAGTAATGTTTTATCAATTGGTTTGTCGTTCCATAAGACCTGAGGAATCCACATATACAGTGAAGGAAACTTAAATATTTTATCTGATATAGGAAATGTAGCCGCAATATGATCAAAAATGTTGTTATTGATAGTATATATTATAGCAGGCTCCTCAAATTCACTTTCCTTCTTTAGTAAAAATATAGAGTATTGAATGTTTTCAATATCATCCAGTTCATCCAGTATGAAAGCCGCACCTGTTCTCATAAGAGTCCCCGCAGCAAAATTATTTAAAGATATTTTAAAGTTTCTTTTCGTATTATCAGGAAAATTAATGACTACTTTATTGCCCCTAATATCGTTTACTTCCCCAATAGCTCCTGTTTCAAGATCTATTTCATCGCCTTTACTTGGGACGGAACCTCCGTGCTGTAGAACGTTTAAAGAAATTTTTTCGAATTCTTTGGGTATATCAAAAACGTCTGGTGATTTTATTTGAAAAGCTTCCATTAAATCATATTGTTTATTAGGGTTATTCATAATTATATATATTTATATATATTACTAAATATTTTTAGTGGTTATTTATAATACATTTTACTATTATAAATAACAAACTATGCGCTCCGTATCGGGATCGAACCGATGACCTCGCGATTAACAGTCGCACGCTCTAACCAACTGAGCTAACAGAGCAAAAAAAAAGGTCCCATCGAGATTCGAACTCACGTTTCAGGATTCAAAGTCCTGGGTCATAACCAACTAGACTATAGGACCTTAAATTCAGAAAAAAAAGTTTTTCACCCGAACAGGGACTCGAACCCTGGACCACAGGATTAAAAGTCCTGCGCTCTACCGACTGAGCTATCCGGGTTGAGGGGTTGGGAAGGGAATTTTTATTTTGTTTTTTTACTTATGTGGATTAGTTTTTCATTGATTTACTTACCTTAATAGTGTTGGCTCCTAGACGACGCTGGAAGCGCCTTCATACGCAGAATCCGATGCATGAACCTTCGGACGGTGTTCAGTATTGGATGACGAGCTATCTCCTGCGGGCTTTTCATCCATAACGATGCGCGGTGCTGGACGGTGGACCCTCTGGTGAGGACCCTTGCTATTGGATGCACGCAGCTTCCAGAACCATGGGTCGTCGTAGATAATCTTCACCTCGTCGCCGGCGACTAGCGCCTTACGCGCCTCGACCGCCGCCTCGTTATCTGACCAGACCAGATGAACAAAGACGCGGAAGAACTCGCGGCCGTCCTGACCAACGCGGGAAACCATGTCGATGCGACATACATCGCCGAGTGCGAGCTTGCCGAAGATTGCCAGAATGCGCCGACGAGTGATGTTCGGGAAAACACGAGGAATACAAATGGCTGGCTGCGATGGAGTGGCCGAAGAATACAAATTCGAACACTCATCAGAGCTAGACATAGAGGAATAAGTGGAAGTGGTAGTCTTGAATTCAGACATGTTGTAAGGTGATTGTCTTCTATATTGTTGGACATAGTAGTTTCAATTTTTTTTTTATGCAGTCATTTCTGAGTTAACTTTTGAACTCGATTTTTACCTTCTGCATTTATACTCTTTGTTTTAGCTTTAAGTTATTTTTATTACAAATTAGAAGTTCCCCTATAAAGTCTTTATCTGGAATTAGGGTTTCTTGATACCCAACTATACAAGAAATCCATAAAAATGTCCGGTTCATTTCACGTAGGACATTTTTAAAAAGTATGCGATGTTGTAATCCCCCCCTTAATTCAAAAATAAATAAAATTAATTCATCTGGAAGAATATTCATTTTACTTTTAATTTATAAAAAAAAATTGAAAGTATTTTATAAACAAATGGAACAGTATAACACAACACAACACCCAGTTTCAACCATGAAATTTGAAGAAAAGTTTGCCAATAGCCGTGGTGCTCGTGGTAGAAACACTTTTAGAAAAAAAAAACAACAGAAAAAACAAAGGTTTATAGAAACGGAAGAGTGGGTTTCTAAAAAGAAGGAGGAATCTGATAGTATGAATCTAAAATTAACAAGTGCCAATTTTCCTGAATTAACCACAGATTCTTCTTGTAAAACAATGGAACATAAGATATATTACAGCATACAAGAACTTTTTAAAAAAAAACGAGAAAAAAAGAAAAAAAAAGAGGAGTTGAAGCCTGGTTGGGTTAAATTATTTTACAAAGACGGAAATATATGTCAAATATCTGGACCACCAGTGCCTCCTTGTTATGATGCAGCAGGAAAATTAATGGAGATAGAGATACAAAAAATGATAGAAAGACACGAAATTTATGAGGAATGGTATCAACTAAACCATTATATTCCTTATTGGAAAGGACAAGATACTATAATCGACGATGAATTAGATTATTATTCAGGATATACTGAAAGTGAGGAAGAAGATTACGAATACGACGAGTCGACGGATGATGAGTACTACGATATTTAAGTTAAAAATAAATATACTTAATAATTACATTGTATAATGGAGATCGAAGAATCATGGTTAAAAAATTTTAAAGATCAAGATTATGTTAAAAAATATGATGATACTGTAAACCTTAGCATTTTTTTCATTTATGTAAATATAAATAATGAATTAGAATTTATAAAACAAGGTCCAACTTATATTTTACAATCTAATAATTTTGAAAAAAAAGACCTGCTAGAAAATATAAAGGCACATTCATATATAAATAAGCGAAAATATAAGCTATTATCCATTTTAAAATACAATATAGACGTGGGTGCAAATAATTTAGAAGAGTTTTTGAATAAATACAATTACGATAAATATATAGAAAATATTAAAAGTTTAGATACTATAACTTTTTTAAATTCTACAAAATTATTCAATGACTTAAATAGTTTATTTATTGTATACCACGAAAACATAAAACCATGTTATACAAAAAAAATAAAATTAATAAAATCACATAGAAAAACTAAAAATAAACGATATAAAGAAATTAAAAAATAGTATACATTATGAGTAGTGTAGTGGCAGCATTAGATGAATCTACGTCATCTAATATGATTAGAGGAGAGAATGGTCGTCTTCAATATTCGTGGAGTAACGATATTAAACCTTCCATTGTTCAGCTACATTTTCAATTAGTTAGAAATAATAACGTAACAAGTAAAAAAAATATATCTAGTACATGGTTTAATACGCAAGCAAATATTTTTGAAAACATATATACAGAGGTATATTTCCAAGATGGAATACCATTCACTCAAATACAATTCAATGAGGCCCGCGATAATGAATTTAAAGAAAGAAAAGAAATTCTAGTAATTTTACATAAATTAGTAGCATTTACTAGAGATATTATATCAGGTAAAGGAGAATATGTACTCGCTTTTGCTATGGTAAATAGGATATCAAAACATAATGAATTTGCCGCCGCAGAATTAATTCGTTTGTTTGTTAATGATCTAACATGGTGTAATGAAACTCATCCTCTTGGCTCATGGAAAGATATAAAATATATGTGGAATTTATTTGATTGGTCTATAGCTATGGAAGATTTTTTAATACATTTAACTAATAGGCAATTATGGCTAGACCATCATAATATGGTTAATAACAAGCCTATATCATTAGTTAGTAAATGGATTCCTAGAGAAAAAAGTAAATTTAAAGATTTATTTTATAAACTTGCAGAAGCATACTATCCTTATACTAGATTTGCTAAAAATAGCGGAACTCTAGTATTAGCAAAAAAAAATCATATACAAAATATAGACAACTGATAAGTGCTTTAAATAAAATATTGGATACTACACAAATAAAACAATGTTCTGAGAAATATTCCAAAATAGATTTTAAAAATGTTTCTGCTATAACGCATCTTAAACAAAAATCTGCATTTTTAAATGTTAAAAAAAGGGCCGATGGAAGCGGTATGATGGAAAGGTGCACAAAGGAAGACCGAATATTATGTCGTGAAAAATATAAGGAGTATATTGATACTCTTTTAAAAAATAAAAAAAATATTAAAGGAAAACGGGTAGGAATTGTGGACCTGGTAAAAGCGGCTTTAGTAAATAATTATTTAAATAATGATGATGAAAAAATTATTACGAATAGTCAAGCAAGTGATATAGTAGATAATATAGGTTCTCTGGATAATCTTATAGCAATGGTAGATACATCTGGATCCATGAGAGGAGACCCCTTACATGCAGCTATAGGATTGGGTATTTGTATTTCCGAAAAATCAAAAATAGGGAAACGAATTCTTTCATTTGATAGAGAACCAAGGTGGACAAACTTGGAAAACGTGGAAGGATTTTGTAATAAGGTTAAAACCGTCTCTGATAGTGCTTGGGGTATGAATACTAATTTTACTAACGCTCTTACAATGATTCTAGAAAGTTGTGTAAAAAAAAATTTAACAGAAGAACAAGTATCTAATCTAGTTTTGGTAGTTCTTTCAGATATGCAAATTGATTCTCAAGGAAACGAGCAATTGAATGAACCCATGTGGAATCACATAAAAACATTATATGCAACCCATGGATATCGTTTTATCCCTCATATTTTATTTTGGAATCTTAGATTTACCTCGGGATTTCCTGTTTCTTCAGAACAAAAGGGCGCTACTATGTTTTCGGGATTTAGTCCTTCACTTCTTAATGCATTTACAGAAAACGGTATTGAGGCTATTAAAAATTCAAATCCATGGAATACCTTAAAGGAACTTTTAGACAATGATAGATACAGTAGTATTGAAAATATTGAAATATAAAAATATAATGTATAGTTTTATATATATATATGGATTCATTAGAACAACCAGAAAAACCAGAAAAACCAGAAAAAC